ATCAGAAGATACAGCAGCACTCAATATTGACTTACTTACTAAGACCTCTATCAGTATCTTACCTGTTAAAACAGATACAGTTCGTAAGGATATGGTTACTGAGTCTTGTCTGTATTCTTTAGAAGCACCTATACCCAAATATCTTGCGCCTGCCCCTCCTGATTTGATATTAGTTTCATAGGTAACAACCCCACCCTCCATCAACAAACCAGCAAATAGTAATGGTTTAAGCTGTTGTTTTTCATCAAAAGTTTCTCTTGCAGAACGAATGATTTGTCTTTCTTTTGTAAGGTGGTCTAAACCTGTGCGCTCTACGACATCAAACACACCAGAATGTTGCAAGGCCCTGATAAGGTAAGCATCAGGTGATTGTGTAATAGCTGTACTAAAACTAGCGTATTGACTGTTACTTCTGCGTTGTCCTGTATCATCTCCAAAAGAACCAGGATATACGGCTACTATAGGTTTACGTTCGGGAGTAGGCACTTCTGATAGTTTGG